CCCCCGCCACGCTGTCGTGCTGGGCTTCGACGGCTCCCGCAGCCGCCAGAAAGGCGTGACCGACGCGACCGCCCTCGTCGGCTGCCGAGTCACCGACGGGCATCTCTTCGAGGTCGATCTCTGGGAACAGCCGGAGGACTGGGACGCGAAGACGAAGGGCGCCTGGCGCGTCGACACGGCCGCCGTCGATCTGGCCGTGCGCTCGGCCTTCAGCCGCTACTACGTCGTCGGCTTCTACGCCGACCCGGCGAAGTGGGAGAGCTACGTCGCGGCCTGGGAAGCCAGCTTCGGCCGGAAGCTGAAGATCAAGGCCACCCGCGAGCACCCGATCGAGTGGTGGATGACCGGCGGCAGCACCACGAAGGCGATCGAGGCGACGCGACAGCTGTACGACGCGATCGTCGGCGATGGAGACGGCGACGACGCCGGCGGCGGCGGAGACGTGACGCACGACGGCAGCCCGGGCCTGACCCGGCACATACTGAACGCGCGGCGCAACTCGAGCCCGAAGGGCGTGCAGCTCAAGAAGAAGACCCCGGACAGCCCCGACAAGATCGACGCAGCCGTCGCCGCGGTCCTCGCGTGGCAAGCTCGGCTCGACGCCCTCGCTGCGGGCGTGCAGGACCGGATGGGCCGCGCGCCTCGCCGGATTCGATGACCTCGTGAGGAAGGATGGCCGCCGTGGCTCTAAACGTCCGCGATGACCCTCGCGCGAAGACCCTGTCGCGCCTCTGGAAGAAGCTCGCCGACCGTCAGCCACGCCTTGAGCGGATCGACCAATACCGGCGAGGGGAGCCGCCCCTGCCGGACGCCTCCCCCAAGCTGAAGGACGCCTACAAGGAGTTCCAGCTCAAGGCCCGGGCCAACTTCGCCGAGCTGTCGTCCGAGGCCGTGCGCGAGCGGCTCCGGCAGATCGGCGTCGTGACCCCGGGAGAGCAGGGCTCACGGGGCGACCTCGACGCCTTCCGCACGTGGGAGATGCTGAACGGCCCCCTCGTGCAGGACGAGCTGCACGACCTGACGCTGAACTTCGGCGACGGCTACGTCATCGTCGGCTACCAGAACGACGAGGGCCGGCCGCTGCTCACAGCCGAGGACCCGCGCCTCTGCTACACCGACGACGACCCGCGCACCGGCCGCGTCAGGAACGCGATCAAGCTCTACCGCGACGACGACCTCGGCCTCGACTTCGCGCATCTCATGGTGCCGGGCGAAGTTCACGTCGCCGTGCGCAAGTCGTCAGGCAGCAAGCTCACCATCTCGCGATTCTCGCCCGCGCAGTGGACGTGGGCCGACGAGTTCCAGCCTCTTCCCGAGGACGCGCCCGAGGACTTCGACGACGGCTTCGACCGGGGCGGCCCGCTGCCCGAGGGAATGGAAGACGTAGTTCCCGTGGTGCATTTCCGCAACCGGGACGGCGTCGGCGAGTACGAGCGCCACACTGATCTGCTCGACCGGATCAACCACATGATCCTTCAGCGGCTCGTCATCGCCACGATGCAGGCGTTCCGTCAGCGCGCGCTGGAAGGCGACCTTCCCGAGAAAGACGAAAACGGCAACGTCATCGATTACGATGCGTTGTTCTCCGCCGACCCCGGGTCGCTCTGGCAGCTCCCCGAAGGCGTCAAGCTCTGGGAATCCCAGCAGGTCGACCTATCTCCGATCCTCAGCTCGGTAAAGGACGACGTTCTGCACTTCTGCGCCGTCACGCGCACGCCCATCGCCATGATGCTTCCCGACGACGCGGCGCAGTCCGCCGAGGGCGCCGACTTCCAGCGCGAGGGGCTTGTCTTCCGCTGTATCGACCGCCGCGACCGATTCACCCCGAAGTGGTCGCAGGTACACGCGCTGATCTACCGCTACCCCGGCGAATACAACAACCCCGACCGGGCCGACGTGACGAAGGTCCGGCCCATCTGGGCCGACGTGGTCCTTCGCAGCCTCGCCGAGCGCGGCAGCGCCTTCGCGCAGCTTTCCGGCCTGCCGATGCTCACCCGCGCCCGCATCGGCCTTCAGGCCGGCCCGGACGAACTGGACCTGATCCGCTCCGAGATGCTCGAGGAGCGCATCTTGAATGCGACCGTCGCCGCCCAGCAGGCCGCCCAGCAGGCCGCCCAGCAGGCAGAGCAGGTCCGGCAGCAGCAGCAGGAGCAGCAGGCCGCGGCTCCCGGCGAGCAGGCCGCCCCGTCCGACGGCACGGCGGCACCCCAGAGCGGACAGGAGTAGCGCCGATGGCTCACCCCGGCAGCGTGACCCTGAGCTTCCGCATCGACCGTGTCCACGCGGCGTGCAGCGCGTGCGACGCCCGCGCGATCCTGCTGCCCGAGACCTTTACCGGATGGGCGGCCGGGCACTGGCTCCCCCGCGTCGTTCTCGTCAAGTTCTCGATCAACGGCGCGCCCGCCACGTGGAGGCCCGTCGTGCGGAGGCCGCAGCGTGGCCGCTGACCTCCGTCTCGTCAGCGCCGAAGTCGACGCCCACGCCAGCGCGCGGCGGGCGTTCACTCAGACGCTGCTCGACCTGATCGAACAGCTCGTGCGCGGCTTCGGCCGGCTGGCCGTCGTGCCCGCGACGACGCAGCCACCCGCCAACGTCAGCGCCGAGCTCGCCGCGACCTACGCCGCGTGGTACTCCGACACGGCCGTCGCCGACCTGGCCGCCCAGCTCGCCGCCTACGCCGAGGCCACGCAGCGGCAGGTAGCGGCCTCCGCCGATGCCTACCTCGCTCGCGTGTCGACCCGCATCGCCGAGACGCCCTACTCGCCCGCAGGGCAGGTCGACCCGGGCACCCTGCGCCGCGGGACCACCCACGCCGACGCCTACGCGCGGCTTGCCCGGCAGTTCCGGTACGAGGTCAGCCAGGGGACCCCGCCAGGCGAGGTCCTCGAGCACGTCGTCACTCGGGCGGCAGTGATGGGCGAGTACGACCTCGCGCTGAGCGACCGGGCGCAGGTCGAGCGCTTCGTCGAGTCGAAGCGGATCGAGGGATACCGGCGGATCATCCGGCCGGAGCTGTCCGAGACCGGCTCGTGCGGCCTCTGCGTCGTCGCCAGCGACCGCGTCTACAAGCGCGGCAACCTTGCGGGGCTCCACGGCCGCTGCAAGTGCATCTGGCTCCCGATCGTCAACGGCCAGGACCCGGGGAAGACGCTGAACCGCGACGACCTCGACACGCTCTACGACCGCGCCGGCGGGACCGACCGCGCGGCGCTGAAGCGCATCCGCATCACCGAGCAGGAGCACGGCGAGCTGGGGACCGTCCTCGCCGTCGCCGATCAGCACTTCCGCGGCCCCGAAGAGGCCGCGGCGTAGACCTCCGCGTCTCGCGCGGGATCCCACCCACCCACGAAAGGCACACGATGCGCAGCAACACCGCCCGACCGCTGTCGGCCGGAAAGCTCAACCCCTCGAGCCCGACCTTCGTCGAGGACCTGCTCGGCTTCCACCGCAACCTGTTCGGCGGCGCCCGGATGGACGACCCGCCCGAGGGCACCGGCACCGGAGTGGGCGGGACGGGGACCGGCGGGGGCGACGACGGAGCAGGGGGCGCCGGATCTGGGGGAGGCACCGGCACTGCGGGTGGCGCCAGCGGGAGCGGCACGGGGACGGGCAGCGCGGCCCCGGCCTCGATCGAGGACGTGCAGGCCGACACCGGCTGGGCGGAATTCGCTGCGGCGAACGGCATCCCGGCCGTCCGCTGGCAGGAGCTTCCCGCCGAGCAGCAGGCGACCTATTGGCGCTTCCACTCGCGGAAGAACGAGCAGCGCCTCGGCCAGCTCGGCAACGTCGACGCGCTGCGCGAGAAGGCGAAGAACTGGGACGACTTTGAGGAGGCGTCCCGCACCGAGCAGGAGCGCGCCGTGCGCGAGGCCGAGGCGCGCGGGCGCCAGGCGGCGACGGTCGAGCTGGGCGCGAGCGTCGCTGAGGACCTGATCCGCGCCCGAATCGGAGACGCGCGGACGGCCGAGGAAGTCGACGCGCTGCTCGCGCCGCTGGACCTGACGAAGTTCATCGGTGACAATGGCCGAGTCGACGCCGCAAAGGTGTCCGCGTATGTGCAGACCGTGACCGGGTCATCCGGCGGGTCCGGCACTCGACAGCAGCAGCGCCGAGTCCCCGGAATGGGGCAGGGCAGCCGCTCATCTGTCAGCGGCACGCCGTCGATCGCGGACGGGCGGAGCCGCTACGAACAACGCAAGGGCCGCAGCCGCAACGGCGCGGGCCAGTAGAACCCCCGATTTCTCAACCGACCTGGGAGCGCACATGCAGCTCGAGCAGCGTCGCGAGGAGTTCGGCAACGAGGATCAGAGCTGGCTCGGCTCGGCCCACGGCACCGACTCCACCGACAACGCGACCCTCGTCCCCGCCCTGTTCACGGCCGGGACGCACTACCCCATGGGCTACATCCCGAGCGGCACGCTGCTCGGGAAGGTGACCTCCGTCGGGGCCACGCAGAACTGCTACGGCCCCTACGACCCGGCCGCGAACGACGGGCGGCAGACGTTCGTCGGCGCGCTCTTCACGTCGCAGGCCGTCCGCGGCACGGTCACGTCGACGACCCGCGTCGTCGGCTCGATCCTCAAGCACGGCGCGATCAAGGTCGCCCGGCTCCCCATCCCGTCCCAGGTCGACAACGCCGCCCGCACGGCGGCCGCCGGCCGGATCATCTTCGAGTAGGGGACCGCCGACCATGCTGCTGAACGCCGACTACATCACCCCGCAGGAGCTGACCGGCTACAGCCGGGCCGCGCTCGCCGACATGGAGGTCAACAAGTTCAAGCTGGCGATGTGGCTGCCCAGCCTGAACGTCGACGACCTCGAGTACCGCTTCAACCGCGGCGGATCCGGCCTGATCGAGGCCGGCACGTTCCGCGGTTTCGACGTCGAGTCCCCCATCGCCGGGCGCAAGGGCCTCAAGCGCGTTACGGGCGAACTGCCGCCGCTCAGCCGGAAGATCCGGCTCGGCGAGTACGACCGTCTTCGTCAGCGCGCCATGGCCGCCCGCAGCGAGGGCGGCGACGACGACCCGATCGTGCGCCAGCTCGAGAACGACGGCGAGCAGATGGCCCGCGCCCTCGGCGCCCGCATCGAGCTCGCCCGCGCCGACGCCATGTTCAACTCCTCGGTCACCATCGCCGAGGAGGACATGTTCGTGAAGGTCGACTTCGACCGGAAGGCCGAGCACTCCCGCGTCGCGGCCGTCGCATGGTCGAGCGTCGACACCGCGACCGCGCTCTCCGACGAGCTGGCCGCCGTCGAGGTCTACAACGACACGAACGGCCGCCCGCCCGAGGTCGTCCTCATGCCGCGCACGACGCGGGCCCTGCTGACCCGAAACATCGAGTACCGGCAGCTCGCCTCCCGGCTCGGCGGCAACGTGCCGGCCCGCATCTCGCTCGAGGAGGTCAACGGCATCCGCGAGGACAACGACCTTCCGGCGATCGTGCTGTACGACGCGAAGGTCGAGGTCAACCGCGTCGCGACGCGTATCACGCCGCTGAACGACGTGCTCTACCTGCCCGCCCCCGGCGACGCCAGCGACCCGGAGACCGGCCCCCTGGGCAACACGTTCTGGGGCACGACCTCCGAGTCGCTCGAGCCGGAGTACGGCCTTCAGGGCAACGAGCCCGGCATCGCGGTCGGCACGTACAAGGTGCCGAACCCGCTCGCCATCTGGACGAACGCGGCGGGCATCTCGCTCCCGTGCCCGGCCAACCCCGACCTGACCCTTCGACTCACCGTGAGGTCGTGACCATGGCCACCAAGACCATTCGACGGCTCGCCGGCTTCGTCGACCTGACCGACGAGGACGGCAACGTCAAGTCGTACGGGCCGCGCGACAAGGTCCCGACCAGCGTCGCCGCGAAGATCACGAACCCGGCGGCCTGGGAGGAGGTCTACGTCGACGACCACGGCGCCATCGTCGGCGTCGTCGAGGACACCGGGGCGGGTGGCCTGCCCCCGACCGGCGACACGCCGCAGGGCGACGTGATCGGCGGCGGCACCGACGACGACGAGGAGGTCGTCACCGGAGGACAGACCGACCCCGACAGCAACACGGTCGAGGCGCCGCCCCGCAACGGGCCCGGCTCGTCCGCCGACGCCTGGCTCGCGTTCGCGCGGGCGAAGGGAGTCCCTGCGAGCGAGCTGCCCGACGGCACGTCCCGCGACGACGTGATCGCGTACCTCGAGCAGGCGCGGATCATCGCGCCCGCCGAGTAGGAGGAGCTACACCGCCGCAACGCGGCACCCGCTGGGGGCGGGCAGGCCCAGAGCCCCC